GATGCTGCACCTGCAGGGGATTTGCCATCCATAATATCCAGCAGATTTTGCATGTAGTTGCGTTCTTGTTCGCTAACGGTCATGATTTATGCTCCTGATAACCATAGTAAATATGGCCTTGACTTTGCAGTCTTGTCAAGAGGCCACGCTGACAAAGTTGTCGGGCTATTTCCTGTTCACGTTCATTTAATGCTCGACGCAAACAAACGCCATTTTCACTTCCACGAACCCGTTCAATTACCACGGATTCTTCATTGCTAATGGGTTGCAGCACGCCCCGAGCTATTTCGATAAACTTCATCTTGGTGTTGCACCAACAGGTGCAGGCTGCGCAGCGGTGGGTTTAACGGCTGTTTGTGAACTTTTTATAAAGTCTGCACCTATTGCACCCAATGCCGTAAGAGCTTTGGTTTTTGCTTGTGCTTGCACAGTTTGAAATGGCTGTGCTTGAGCATTTTGATAAATGGCACTCAATAACGTTCCAATAACATATAATCTAGCTGCTTCGGCATTTCCTTTGTATTGCGGAAGGTTAATGGCACTTTTAACAAGTTGATCAATGGTATTACTGGCGGCATCTTCTTGTAAAGTTTCTGCAGGTGCATCAACTCCAGCCAGCTGCAACATTCTACCCAAGGGGTCTAATGTGGTTAAGTTGCCCATTACCCCTTCATTTACGATGTTTTCTGATTGTGTCATAATGTTTTTCCTTGAACGTCAAGTATTTAGTTAGTGAACTTGACATCAAGAAAAAAGGGCGCAAAAGCGCCCTTTAGTCCTAGTGGAAAAGTATTACACGCCCACTGTGTTGAGCACAAAGCCTTGTGCTGCCATGGTGTTTGTAATAGTAATACTGCTAGTACTCCAAGTTGTAACAAAGGGTTGAACAGTGTTCTTGAGGTAGTAGTAGTTGGTTGCATCAGACCCTTGAGCACTTCCGCTAAGCACTTGAGCGCTTTGAGTGTCATATGCAGTAAGGCCATCCAATCCTTGATAAAGGCTATTGCTTGCCAAGATGTTGTAACCTTGTGCATTTGTGTTGTCAGCAGCAGTTGAAGTACTGAAGTTGCTGTTAGTACCAGCTGTCCACAGCAATGTCTTTTCTGTAGCAACGTGCGCACTATAGAAAGTTTTACCAGTTGTGTATGCGTTACCAAATACTTGTGTGGGTGTGGCAATGTTGTTGTAAAGCCCGTAAAATGCCCACAAAGTTGTTGTATTTGCATTGATTGCTGTTGCTGTGCCGGGAATGTTACCAGTTATGCTGTTAACACTGATGGCAACTGGATTAGCACGAATAGAAAATGTGCGAATCAAGTTGTCAAGATTTAGTTGCTTGTAAAAAGCATCCAAATAGGCGTCCCTTGATGCATAGCTTGTTGCGGTACCGCTGCTGTCTGTAACAGACACTGTGGTCCACACGCCAGTGCTAGCAAATGTTTGATAGCTGGGCAGATCAACTACTGGTGTTACTACATTGGTTTGTCCAACTGGCACAAGTGTCAACAGGGTGAAGAAATCCATGTTGCCAGTTAGGAACTCACCTGCAAATGTAGATCCATTTACGCGATCAGTCATTGTTTATTCTCCTTGTAAGTGCAAGTATATTTTTGCATGAGTATTTATTAGGTTTGCCCAAATCACGCGGGTTTCACATGTCTTGTCGGCGTTTGTAAAGAACAAAGTTCTCATGATGGAACAGGGAGTTTTCGGGATTGAAAAAACTTTGTTCATCTGTGTGGATGAAATCCCCATCTATTTTGGTAATAGTGTGAGGCTTTTCATCTTTTCTGTCTCCCCATCTTGATTTTACTTGATCGCCAACTTGAAATATATTCTTTCTTTTGGGTGGCCGAGAGTCTTCAGGAACATATCCAAACAAGCTGGGGCGGCGGTTGACCTTGCCCACGGGATTAGCCACACTGGCTATTGCTCCGGCGCTGGTTCCACCACTACTGGAAGTTTCTCTTATTGCACGAACATTGGCTATTCTCACCCAATCATCAGGAGTCATGCTGTGTTGTTTTTTGAACTCCTGGTGTAGTTCATGTGGAGTTATTCCCAGCTTGGCGCTGATTTTTTTCATTATGCCATCAATGTGGTCGTAGCTGTGATCTTGTGTTTTAGTCAATGCATGTTCAAGATCTTTAACGCCTTGACTGGCTTCTAGGTTTTCTTTCACAACTGGTAGGCGAGTCAGCAACTGCATGCGGTTGGCAGCACTGACAGGTGGTTTTTCTCCAGTAACAGGAGCAGGCCATTTTTGTTCTTGCACATAACGTCGCAAGCAGTTGCGTAGGTCACGCAAGCCCTGTGTGCGATGAATGTTTTCCCAAAGTTTCTGGCACACTGACCAGCGTGTGTCAGCATCAAGTTTCTGCCAATTGGCAACATCACGACGTAGTTTTTTATCAGCAGTGCTGGTGATTTTATAACTGCTCTCCAACTGCAATAATCTTTGATTTTGCATGGACTGCTGATAGGTTACCTCGCTACATGCATGCAGAAATTCGTGAGTAACACGGATCTGTTGATCAATTTCGCTTTTTGTAAAATAACTTTTTTCGTCTCTAGCATGTTCACGTAATACTTCAGTATGCATGACATGCAAAAACTCATACAAACCTGTGCTGTTGGCTATTTGCAGCGTATTTTCTGCGTATTCTCTTATTACATGATGACTTTCTGGCTCTTGGCGTAAAACATGCAAGGCAAGCAAGCCTTGGAAAATAGTATTAGAACACTCTGCAACATTAACTGGAATGTTACCAGCCAAGCTTACTGTGGCATTTTGTGTTACGTATCGATTCAAATCTTGAAATAGTTTCATTTTGAACTCTTGGCTAAAGTTTCTTGGGCTGATCGAACAGCTTGAGCAGCACGGCGATAAATGCCTGCTTGTGTTGTATGGTGAACACGATCAGCAGATTTTAAATTGTTGATTTTGCTGAACTTTTCATGGTAATCTGCAAGCTTTTCATACTGTAGGGCTTTATCACCTTGCTGCTCAGCTTGCTGTGCAGCTAGCAGGTCATCTTTGTGTGATTTCTCGGCTCCTACATTGGATTCTTGCATGGTTTGAGCAGCCCATTGATCATTAAACCATTTATCATAGTAATCACCTTTTTTAGGATACTCCCACCCCCGATCGGGGTAAAGAAAAGCCCAACCTGCAGGGGTAAGTTTACTTGGAGCTACCTTATAGACATTGACTGGCCTTCCTTCAATATTCATAACTAATGCAGGTTCACCTGAGAACCTGCCATCCTTAATATAGTTAAGATAAGCAGGGTTTTTTCTATCTTGAGTAGGAGAGGTAGCAGCAGCAGTAGTAGTAGCTTGCGCTGTAGGTGCCGTGGAGGGCGGTTGGGATGCAGATGCAGGATCAGCGGCAGGGCTGCCAGCTGCGGCAGCAGGAGTACTAGCTGCACTGCTGGCACCTAGTGCTTTTTGTGAACCGTCGCCTAGCCCTTGCTTGGACCGCCCAAGCACAATGCCTTGTTTCAAAAGACCTTTTACAATCTTTTGACTTTCAGCTTCGTTGTCATTTATGTTAGTGTTGTCGTTGGTATTAGGTAAGTTGAACTGCTTTTGAACGTTGGCAAAAACTTTATCAACATCTGCATCATCCAAGCCAATACGATTTCTTGGTGCTTTGAAAAAATGACGCATGTTACCAAAACTCAATGTAGTGTAATCTAGGTCTTGCTGACCCATTAGTAAACCCAACCATTTGAAGTTTTGATTAACATAATAGTTAAGGTCACGTTGTCCTGCGCGTTTTTCTCGGCCAGCCCAATACGTTTTGGCTTTTTTTACCAAATCACCCAGGGCTTCATCAACTTCTTGATGTTGTATTTCATCAATAAAATTTATATTTTTGCGAATGTCTTCATAAACAGCAAGTGATTGGGTCATGGATTTACTTCTCTTGATTCTTATATTCGCTAATTTTGCGGGTGAACTTTTTGTCATCATTTGTCAATAACGCACGCTGAAGACGGCGAATCAAGTCATCTGCTTGATCTTGACTGTAAGTTATACGGATTTGTTCACAAAGATTTGCCATGTTGGCAACTAAATGAATAACACGGTTTTCTATAACACTGTGTTTGTTGCGGCTGCCAATGTGCCGGTCAAGTTCTTCAAGAATGCTAGATTTAGACTTCAAAATAGTTTCCCATAAGCAAAAACATTTGCTTTATTTATGGGAAACTGATGTAAAAAATTAACGTCGTATCAAGCTTGTTAGCTTGCTGAGATCCTGCATTTTGCTTGCAGCAACTGGTGGTTGAGTATCTGATTTGGGCGGAGGTTGTGTGCTTTTTCTACGAAGATCAGCCAGCACATCTGTAACCACTCCTGCCTGTGCCTGTTGCACTTGACCTTGATCTTCAAGATCAAATATTTTCAGTGTTGCTGGATCATAGCCCAAAAACAACTTGCTGCCCACGCCACTGCTGCTACGTGTTTTAATAAACTGGATTTGGTATTGTCCACGTTCTTTCATAGCTTGTGTGGCATAGATTGTGATAACATTGTCTGCTGTGTGGATTTTGCTGATACCACCAGCAATCATGCTTTGATCATGTTCCTGCTCGTTGATTGAACCGCGATTTAGCTGACTGGCTGTCATGCAAAGTATTTTACGCTCCACAGCCAAGCCGCGAAGCTCTTCGGCAACAAACTTGTCCTTGATAAACAAGTCGCTGGGATTGATCTTTTTGTTGTTGGGATACAACAAATCCAAATAGTCCACAATCAAGGCGTCTGCTCGCTGCCCGGTTTTAATCTCATATGCCTTGAGATAGGCTTTGATGTCGTTGGTTGTGCTGCCTTGTGGCATTTGCTTGATGTGAAAAGTTCCTGATGAACGACTGGTTTGCTTGACTTTGATTTCCACGTCATCAAGTTTACGGAAAATATCAGTAGTTGCTACGCCAGTCAACATGCTGTCAACTCGCATGCTGGTTAGTTCTTCACTGAGCTCAAGACTGATATAAATCACGTTGAGTTTTTGTTTAACAAAACTCAAGCTGAGATTTTGCAAAAACAAACTTTTGCCCACACCGCTGGGTG